CAAGCTCAATAACGGCTGCGATTGTCAACGCCACTTCAGAGATGATTAGTGGGGAGGACGTAGTCATAACAGACGAAGATGATAGAGATGAAGAAGCAAGAGTAAAGCTTCAGAACTTTATGAATAACGCTAATTCAAATGAAACACTACACGAAGTATTAAAAAAGGTAGCATTTGACTTTAAGCTACAAGGAGCATTTGCTCTTAACATTGTATGGTCAAAAGACAGAACTCAGATAGCTGAAATTTATCATATTCCGTGCGAAAAAATTAGGTGTGAACGTCCTGACGAGTTTGGCAAGACTAGAGCTTACTACGTTTCAGGAGATTGGGCAAATACAAGAACGAACAAGCCTTACAGAGTTCCTGCTTTTAATGTAAACGATAGAACTTCTCCTAACCAAATTCTTTACACAGGTCTTTATAGTCCTAATATGAATTCTTATTATACGGCTGATTACATTTCTTGTAATAATTGGGCGTTAATTGATTCTAAAGTTTCAGAGTTTCACTTAAATAATATATCTAACGGATTTACAGGTTCGTTTATGATTAGTTTCGCAAATGGAATACCAACAGCTGAAGAAAGAAATCAAATAGAAAGAAGCTTAGAATCTAAATTTACATCAGAAAAAAATGCAGGAAAATTTGTCTTAACGTTCTCAGACGACAAGACTAGAGTTCCTGAAATAACTTCAATAAGTCCTTCAGATTTAGACAAACAATATATAGCACTTCAAGAACTACTTACTAGCAACATCCTCTCAGGTCATAGGGTAACTTCTAAGACACTTATGGGCTTGGATAGTGCTAATGGGTTCTCAAGCAATGCAGACGAGCTTTTAAACGCTTCTAATTTTTACTTAAATACAGTTGTGATGCCATTCCAAGGGCAAATCTTAAAAGTGTTACACAAGATATTCCAAGTAAACAATATGGATATGCCTGTTCAGTTTGTACAACTTAAACCAATTACAATTCAATTTGATTCCGAAACGATTAGAGATGTAATGACTCAGGACGAAATAAGGGAAGAAATAGGGTTACCACCTTTAGAAGCAGAGCAAAAAGTTGTAGATAAAGAAGATTTTTCAAGTGAGAAAACTGAGCTTCAAAATTGGATAGAAGAATTTGGAGAGGATATGCCTGAAGATTGGGAGTTAGTAGATGAAGAAGTAGTAGATGGAGAACACAATGATTTTGACTTTGAAAAAATATTAAATGAAGAAGCTAATGAAAAGTTAGAACTAGCGTCAGCAGTAAAATCTACACCTAATAAAAGAAGTAGTCAAGACGGAGTAAATAAGTCTTTTAATGATTATTACAAAGTTAGATATGTTTATGCTACAGATAATTTCCTAACTAATAAATCAGGGACAAGTAGAGATTTCTGTAAAGATATGGTATCAGCTAAAAAGATTTATACTAAGGAAGATTTAGTAAATGTTGATAGTAATATAGTTAATGCAGGATTTGGACATCCAACTACAGATTACCCTAAGGGAGAACCATATAATATCTTTTTATATAAAGGCGGACCTCAATGCAGACATTTCTTCTTACGGAGAATTTACAAGACTTCACTAAGAGCAGCTAAGAGTAAAATATCAGATAGTCAATTAATAGGATATACTAAAGCTAGGTCGGAAGGATTTACAGCAGAAAAGAATGACAAGCTAGTAGCAATAGCACCACAAAGAATGAAAAATAACGGATATTATAACTAATCATGAGCTATGTACTATTTATATCAGAGTCTAAATTAAAGGACTCAACAGCAATTAATCTTAATGTGGACGTAGACCTACTACTTCCGTATGTTCGTCAAGCACAGAAGCTGTGGTGCGAGACTCGGCTTGGCACAGACCTTAACAATAAATTGAAAGACTTAATTAAAGAAGGAACAGTAGGCGATTCAGTTAATGTGGCTTACAAGACTTTGTTAGATGATTACATAGGCGATTTTTTACCAATAATGGCAATGTATCACGCTATTCCATTCCTTAGATTTAAGGTAGAAAACGGCAACATTTATTCTAAGACTTCAGAAACAGGAACAGCTCTTTCTACGGAAGAAGCACAACATTTAAGGGAAGAATGCAAAAATACAGGAGAATATTATTTAGAACGAATGATTGATTACATCTGTAACAACTCTACACTTTTTCCTGAATATACGACAAACACAGGAGCAGATGTAGATCCTAATAAAAACGCATACTACAATGGTATGAATCTTGAAAGACCACAAAATCAAGGAACAAGACTTACTTTACAGAACTTTTTAAGCTCATCAGATTAATGAAAAAACATTACAAGACAAAACCAATTAACATTACTAAACTCAAATCGTATTTAAAAGATGCCGATAAAAAACACAATCCAAGAAATATCAGAAGTAGCAGTACTAAACACAACGGTATTAAGCGTAACGACATTCACTAATTTAGAGTTAGCTCTAAAGATTATCCTATTAGTTGTTTCAATAGCTTATACGATAGATAAGTGGTGGAATCATAAAAAAAAATGATAAACCTATTATTAATTAGAGATACATTCAGTAAGGATAGTACATTAGGTGAACTTTTTTTAAATGGTGAAAGAATGTGCGACACCTTAGAAAACCCTTGGCAAGATAATCAAAGGAATATAAGTTGTATTCCTGAAGGAGTTTATGATGTAAGGCTAAGGCTTCCGAGAGAATCAGCTACAAGAGATTATATGCATTTACTCGTAAAAGACGTACCTAACAGAGATTATATCCTTTTGCATATAGGTAATACAGCTAAAGATACAAGCGGCTGCATACTAGTAGGACTAGGGACTGAACAGGACGTTGTTCATAACTCTGTCTTAGCTATGGACTTATTAATCAAAGAAATACTTAATTTAGGCGGCGAAAATATTAACTTAATAATTAAAAACAAATAATATGAAACAGTTTTTTCAAAAGTATCTTATCGGACAGATGTTAAAGTCAAAGAAGTTTTGGTACGCAATCAGTTCGGTAGTTATTCCTGCAATAGTAACTTACTTAGGAGTAGACTCAGATACAGCAAAAGAATTATATCACGCTATCTTAGTTCTTATCGTTGGACAAGGAATTGCAGACGTTGCTAAGAAATAACAGATACAGACTAAAACCCCACGAGGTAGTTGCTTTAGAGAAAATGAGGAAAACCGAAACTAGGAATGTCTTAGTTATCGGCGACCTACACGAACCATTTTGTTTAGACGGCTACCTTGATTGGTGTTTAGAACAGTACGAAACCTTTAATTGCACAGAGGTAGTCTTTATAGGCGATGTAATCGATAATCATTACTCAAGCTATCACGAAACCTCTGCTGATGGAATGGGTGGCTTAGAGGAACTAGAATTAGCTATTAAGCGTATATCAAGATGGAGAGATACTTTTCCTAAAGCTACTGTACTTATAGGAAACCATGACAGACTCATAATGCGAAAGGCACAGACTTCAGCTATCCCTTCTAAATGGATCAAGTCTTATAAAGAAGTATTAGAAACTCCTGATTGGAACTTTGTAGAAAGATACACTTTAGATGGAGTACAATATATTCATGGAGAAGGAGGTACTGCTTCAACTAAGTGTCGTGCTGATATGATGAATACAGTACAAGGACATTTACATACTCAATGTTATGTTCAGAATTTTGTAGGTCAGAACTTCAGGATTTTTGGAGTTCAGGTTGGTTGTGGAATTAACCACGAAAGTTATGCTATGGCTTACGCTAAATATGGTAAAAAACCTGCTGTTGGTTGCGTTGTCGTATTAAATAACGGTAAAACTCCAATCAATTTACTGATGCCTTTATAGGTTTCAACACCTTTTTTAACTTTTTTTTTAATTTATTTTATGTAATCTACTAGGTTACATAATTACTTTTGTTTAAACTTTTGTTTAAAAATGTGTTTATATTAAAAAATAATTATATATTTACATATTATTAATCTATAAAAAAAAGAAAATGGACATTTATCAAAATTCAAAAAATATTGCAAGTGTATTACACTGCGTAAATGGAAATATTGAAATTTCAATCCTTCAGGGTTTTAATGAAACAGAAAAAATTTTTACAGGAAGTTTTGCAGAAGAAAAATTGACTGCATTTCTTCAGGAAAATAATTACTTATATATCTCTACTAAATAATAATAAGGGGGTGTAAAAGCCCCCACAATACAATTAAGATGAAAAACTTTAAGATTACAAATTTAAAAAGCAAAGTAGTTCAGTATATGAACGAAAGCGAAAAGGATCAATTCTTTACAAGAAACTCTTTAGGAAATTACAAAAGTCAAAACGTAAAAGAACTAAGAAGGGAAAAATACAATAAAAAAATTCACGACTTTGCTTTCTCAGTTGGAATATTGGGAGTATTTACAGTCCTATTATTCTTAATGTGCAATACATTTAGTTTCATTGACTCTTTAATATTTTAATATGACTAGACTAGACGCAGAATACTTAGAATACACTACTTTCATAGATTACAATAAGCCTCACTACAGTAAGTTTATGGGATACCAATTAGATAATAAGAAAGTAAAAGCTGAAGAATGGCTTTTAAAGCCTCAACACTTACAATCAGGAGTTCATACTTATGATAGGAAATCAGGTCATTTTAATAATGACATAAGTTATAACAATAGGTCAGTAATTGTAATAGGAACAGAACTACAGATACACAGAAAGTTTGAACATATGCTAAAGACTTATGGGTGGCAAACTCAAGATGATTGGAAAGTAGAATTAAAGCCTCAATATTTAGAATACTATAAAGAAAATAATAATTCACCAATAATAATAAATTTAAAATAATGGAAAAAAAATTAACAAGAGAAGAATATCATAGGGGATTAATAGGAAAAGTACCTAAGAAATGGCATATAGAAATGCTTGAAGAATTTGACAGAGATGAAGAACAAAATAAAGATAAAGAACCTGAACTAATTCATAAAAGAATGAATGATATCAATACATTCCAAGCTCACGAAAACGAAGTTTATTTAAGAGGAACAGATGAATATGGAAAAGACTTTCAAATTTGTTTTGATTCTTATAACTTCTTAGAATGGATTGATACAGAAAAAATAGAATACATTAAACAACAAACAATTAAATACATAAAAACAAAATGAAATATCTAAGCGATTATATGGAAGCAAAACAAAATGAACTTTTTCAAAGGACAGGAACAATTTTTGCATTTAGTGAAAAACAATTTTTAGAACAAAGAAAAGAAAATGTTAAATATGTAGATTTGGGTGCAGGAATGATAACTGAAAAACCTTTTGTTGATGAAGTAATTAAAGGATTAGATAAGATACATAAAGAAGCAATGGTTCAAGATATATCAGAAAATGGAATACAAGGTGTTATAAGGAGAGAACTAGAAAACTATGAAACCTATTACACAAATGATTTAGAACCTGCTATGGAAGCTTTAGAAAGTTATCCTGAAATAACACAAAAGGACATAATAGATGTTTACCAAAGAAAAAATAATAAATAATAATAAATAATAGAAATGAATTTAGAGAAATTATATACAGAGATACCTTTTAAATGGAGGGTTCAATCAGCAAATCAATGGGGAGCTTCTTGTGTAGCTTATATAGATGCAAGAGATTGCCAAGACTTATTAGACCAAGTATGCGGTCAGGAAAATTGGCAGACTATATACTACGAATGTGCAGGATTATTATTCTGTAAAGTAGGAATAAAAAAAGAAGATGAATGGATATGGAAGTCAAATACAGGCTCAGAATCTAAAGTTGAAAAAGACAAAGGACACGTTTCAGATGCTTTTAAAAGAGCTT